TTACACCTGTTGCAAAATACTTTGTATTAGGTGTTTTCTTTATTATTAGTTCAAACTGAGTTGGTGCAAGATAAGATAGATTATCTGGTAAATCACCAGCCCATGTTGCAGTTGATATTTGTCTTGTTGTCATACTAGTATTTATAACACTTGCATCATAGGTACATAATTTAGTATAATATGTTTTTAATGAGTGAGGTATTGATAGAAAGAAATGGACTAAAGTAACGGCGGATTAGTCTCTAGATGTCGAAAGAGACACGACCCCACCTTGGGTAGATATAGAAGGTTCGCAACCTTCCCCAGAGGTGGGTTTTTTATGCATAAAAAAAGGGACTCCGAAGAGTCCCTTTTAACAAAAGTCTACGACTTTTAAAAAATCTTATAGAATATTTTCTACTTCGATTTTTCTGTAGTAGAAGTTAGTTCCAGCAGATGCTAAACCATCACTTGGTGAACTACCTACGAAAGGATTAGAAATCATTCCATATCTAGTTTTAAAACCAATTTTTGGTTGGAAACTGTTTTCACCAACTGCACGAACCATTTGTAATGGAACATATGGGCAGTAGAAAACACCAGCATCAAATGCGTTTGAACCTCTATAACCAATAGTCATGTAACCTTCGTTGTTGTGTCCACTTACTGGGTCTAAAGTGTAGTATGGGTCAATATAGACTTTGTACTTACCATTTAGAGTACCAACGAATGTGTTACCAGCGTCGTCAACATTTAACTCAGTGTTAAGTGCTGGAGCGTAATCTAATACACCAGCCATTGACAATGCAGAAGCTACATCAGATGAGCAAAGGATAAAGTTACCTTTCCCTCTTCTTGACTCTCTAGCAATAGTGTTTGCATCTCTTTCAACTTGGAAGAGTAAACCTTTGAACTTCTCAACTGACCATCTACCAGATGAATCAACATCTAAGTCGAATCTACCAGCATTAGCAACACCAGTTTGAGCACCAGCTTTTGCTTGAAGGTTAACAGTTCTTACAACTTCTCTGTTGATTTCCGCAAGGATTTCAGCAGATAGAATGTTTGCAAGTTCTGTTTCAGCATCAAGACCATGAATTGCTTTAAGGTCTTGTGCAAGTTCAATTGTGTATTCTGCTTTAAGAGCTCTTGACTTAGCAGTTACAGTTGCTTTCTCGATTGTGAAAGCCATTGATGCAAATGGGTTACTCGCAGAGTCACCTTTTGCTTCAGCTGCAGCTGTTGTCATACCAGTACCAGTACCATATGTAGCAGCATCCCCAAATGGGTCTGTACCAGCATGTGTACCCGCACCAGCGAAGTCTGTATCAGCTTCATCGAATAATGCTTCGGTCATTGCTAACCTTGAAGTATTATCGTTATATCTGGCTTTCATACAGAAAACTAATCCTGTTGGGCCAGTCATTGGTTGCACACCACAGATGTCGTATGCAATTAGGTTTGGAAGAGACCTACGAACTAAAGAAATTAGAATTGGATTCCAATTATCGATACCTGTTCCACCGACTGCTCCACCAGCATTGTTAACTGGTGCATCCTCGGAGATGTATCCTCTTTCTTCGTTTAGGGCTCTTTCTTGGTTCTCAAGAACCACAGAAGTTACAGCTTTTTTGTATGGGTCAGTGATTTCTGGTAAATCTGGATGACTCAATACTGGCTGCCACTTCTCTTGTAAAGTTTCTGACATAAACATTTTTTATATCCCCTTATTTTTAAAAAGTGTTAATAATAAATTGACCTTACTTATATTTGTTAGGGTCAATTTTTCCTATTGCGGCAGAATATGCAGCCATGCTTGGGTCAAGGATTTTCTCCTCAGTCGAAGCATTTTCATCGCTATCACTAACCACTTCTTCATCTAACTGTAGTTTTTCTTTCGAATCACTAAAGTAAGACTCCTTAATTGTTTGAACATTAGACTCAAATTCTTCGTCTTGGTCTAAGTCTTCAATCAATCTTGTAAGTTTCTCGATTTCACTCTCTGTCAAATCTTTAGAAACTTCTGAAACCACCTTGTTTCGTACAAGTTCATCTCTCTCTTGAGATAAATCGATATTTTTAGAAACCTCTTCATTTAGTTTAGCTTCTACTTCTTCGATTTTACTTGCAAGTTCGTCAACGACATCTAATTTGTCATCTGGAACTTCAACATAATGGTCTTCAAATAAAGCTTTAAGTCCTTGTATAAAGTTTTCTGTTAACTCAGACTTAAGTCCTCTTTCGATTGCAAGTTCGTTATCTTTAACCCACTCTTCTGCAACATAACCTAAGAATGAATCTACTTTTTCAACTAGTTCATCTTTGATTTCGTTAGATGCTTCAACAATCTCGTCTCTCTTTTGAGATTCAAGTTCTTCTTTGATTTCACTAACTTTTGCATTTACAGCAGCTTCAAATACTACTTTTGCTTTGTTTTTGAATTCTTCTGAAAGGTCTTCACCACCAACTAGAGCATCGATGTCATCTGACATATCGTAAGATTCTGATTTTTCATCTTCATCTTCGTCTTCGTCATCTTCATCATCCTCAGAAGCTTCTTTTTTACCTTTCATATTCATGGCTTTAAGATTCTTCTTAGGTTTCATCATTTCATCTTTTTGCTCATCTTCGTCTTCATCTTCTTCGTCATCTTCTTCTTTAGATGCTTCTAAGATTGCAGTTAAAGATTCTTTCACAACTTCTTCGTCCTCTGATTTGAAATGTTCAGCAATTTTCTTAAGAAGGTCAGCTTTTGTAGACTCTGATTTTTCATCTTCGTCTTCGTCTTCGTCATCTTCTTTGTCTTTCTTCATCATTTCATTGACTAAGGACTGGATGTCTTCCTTGTCAAGACCTTTTAATTCCTCGATAATTTTTCTAAGTGCTTCCATCTTAGTCATATCTTCGACTACGATTTCTTCCTCATTATCTGCATCTTCCTTATAAGAAGCTGCATTTAATTTCTGAGGGCCATCTTTTTTATCTTGGTCACCTTTTCTCTTTTTACTAGGTTTAGTACCATCAGCTGCTTTATCAACTGATGCAAGAGATTTAGGTACTGGGTCTTTATCTGGAGTTACAACACCCTTATTAGCAACTGGAGCTGATGCTTCAGTTACTTCTTCGTCTTGATTTAAAATATCTTCTGACATGTGTTTTCCCCTTTAATAATTACTATAATTACAAATTAAGAACGAAATATTGTTCTTTACTATGTATTTATAACTTTTATAGTTTAGACAAGAAGTTTTTCATAATTTCTAACTTCTTCTCTTCCAAATGGCGTTGTTTGGTTTGTCGAATCTGGTCTTTCCATGATTCAATCTCTACGGCTCTAAATACACCGCTTTCCTTTATCCACTCAACACCTTCCATAATACCATCTACGAAAGCATCTGGTGCAGAAGGGTCTGCCACGATGTCAGCTGCTGTTGCAAGCATGAAATCGTCTTGGACATATTGTGCATCATTTTTCTGTGAAACAGAACCCATACCCCTACTGGAAACGCCTAGTTTAGCACCATCATTCAATAGTCCTTTAACTATATTACCCATCGGAGTATTCATTATTTTTGCCTTACCGACAAAATTATTTCCATCTTTCTCTAAAGAAGTAATCAAATGACTAACTCTTTCAAGATTGATAGTGGGGCCTTCTGGATGACCCAGTTCCCCATATGCACGATTCTTTTGAATAAACTCTTTGTTGTATCGTCCTACCTCTTTTTCCATTATCTTCATTGGGTAGACACGACCATTTCTGTTCTTTAAATTTGTTTGTAGAAAGACACCTTCAATGAAAGTATCCTTACCCCCATTTGCATTCTTTTCAGTTATTAAATTAACTTGTTCTGATTGCTGTTCTGAAATTAAAAACATATCTTTCTCCTTATTCTATAGTTGCAATTTTCTTTGCAACATCATCATAGGTCTGATTACCTTTTAAACCATTTGTAAATCCTAATGTATCTTCTATTTTTGGTTCTTCCAATACTGATTCTACAAAATCATCTAGGTCTTCACCTAATAATGCAATTAATTGTTTTGCATTCTTTCTTGCTTCCTTCTCATTACGATAAACTGCAAGTTCTTGTCCATCTACATAAACCTTAAATTTATTAGATTTCTTTGCAATAACGACTGGTACTTTCTTTCCTTTAGCACCTTTTTCCATATAAGAATCTACCTCTTGCTCTCCACGAGGTAATTTAAATTTTTTTACTTCATCTAATGAACTAACTAAATCCTTAAACTTCTTCATTTGTTGGTTGTTCCTGTTTGTTTAACCAATCTAATTGAACATCCAATCTTTTACCTTCTATTGCATCTCTTTGTTTGTCTACCATTGAAGTTGCAAAAGCATCAGAAGCTGCAACATTATCACCTGCTTCGATAGAATCAATCATTTTTTTAATGTCATCTCTTGCCATAATTTATTTCCTCTTATATGTCAAAGGAGTCCTCTCCTTCCCCATCTTCGTTATTTTTTTCGTCTTCGATTTGTGAGTCAATCATTTCTATCTCTTCTTCGGATTGTCTAAGAACATTCTTTCTAACCCATTGTTGAGAGAAATATTTACCTACAAATTCGTCTAACTCCCTAAGTGTAGTGATTCTTTCTCTTTGAATCTCTGCATCTTTTAGTTCTACAAAATGAGAGTCCTTCTGAAAATCATATCGGACATTCTCTTTTTCTAGTTCCCATTCCTCAATTGGTAAAATACCTTTTAATACCAGTTGAGTTTTAAGTATGTCGGTAAACATACTACTAAACTTCATTCTGAGTCTATCTACAAATCGTGAGAACTTAACCTCATCTCTTGATATCTCAGTTGTCCTACCTAAA